GATTTTCATAGTAACGCGCTTCTCACCGGCTAGGCGGAGGCACGCTTCGAATTTTGCAGCGTCATTTACGTTAAGCAAACCCACGATTGATTCGCCATGCCCCTGATAAAAGGCCTCGGTAAAGTCTTTAAGAATTACAGTCACTTTCATGATAAATTTTCCTTACTGTTACATGGTTTGAATTGAAGGCCACTGATCTTGGCTTTTGTACTTGCGATTGAGGTGCTGCAACCATTCCAAAATTGGCACGGCTTTGTATTTGGTAATGTTAAGCGCGGCAACCCTGACCGGATCAAATGTCTCAAAAATCGATTCGTCGGTTTCAAGGTTGACGATTACCCAGGATGCAGTGCGATTTAGTGAACTCATGATTAATTGTCCTTACTTGTTACAGGTCACAGATGTGGGGCTTGCACCCCACTGGGTTTTAGATTTCGCTGTTGTGCAGCAATGCACCATTGACCATTGTGAATTCGTCCCAAGCATTGCCTGATTCAATTTGAAGCTCAATAGCCTTTTGTGTACGCCTGCTGCCTGCACGGTAAATGATCGCCAGTGTGCGAAGCAATGCTCCACGCCCTTGGACTGTTGCCCGGTCGATTTGCTTTTGCTCTTGCTTTGTCATGGTGAATTGTCCTTACTTGTTACATGGCGATGTTGCCATGTGTGTATTCTAGCCCATTGGGTTACTGTGTCAACAACTATTTGTGAACTATTTTGTAGGGGCATACCCTATGGGTTAAGCATATTGTCAACTGTGACACCAGTGACTAGAAATGGGGGTACTGATTCTGGAGATTCTGAAAAGGCACAAGAAAAGATAGAAAGTATATATTTTTTGGGCTCCTGTGGAGTCCATTTGGCGCACCTAGTAAAAACACCTCAAAAAGTAGCCCATTGGGTCAATAAACCCACGTTTTACACCTCGAAAACTGACCCAATGGGCTACTTTTGACCCAATTTTGCTTAAAAAAGAGGCACTTTTCACGTTTCCAACTGTGACAGGGTTTTTGGCCATTTGTCACACTCGATGCCCATTGGGTCAATTATGCCCATTGGGTCATTGGACATTGGGTTGATTGATGCCCATTGGGTTGATTGATACCTAGGTTACTAGGGATTGAATCATCGATACATGAATAATTGACACATGAATCATTGATGCATGGATAGTTTAGGCTTGAAGATTTTGGGTGTCCGGGGCAAGGGGGTGGGTAGGGCCGAGCGCCAATGGGCCACGGCTACGGAGGACTCAGATAAAATTTTTATTTTTTATTCATTTTTCATTTACACAATAACCCAATGGGTTCACTTATTCCATTTATTCCATTGTTCTGCCTGTTGTGATAGTATCTAGACACTATGAATAATGAATTCACAGGCGCACCTGTCACAGATCAGGTAACACATCAATCAGCATATCCAGTCGAATTGCCTGATTGGCTCAGTGCGCCCGAACAAACTATCCCAATCTCCCCTATTGTCATTAAGGCTCAAACTGACTTGATGCTTACGCAGTATGAAATCGTGTTCATGCGTGCGCTTGAGCAGATTGCCTCGGGTCGAACGTTCCAGTCAGTGATTGACCAGGACTTCCGTGAGTTTGAGTATGGTGCGTTCCTTCGGTGGATCAAGAAAGACCCGATACGGCACCAGCTATATAAAGAGGCCAAGGAGCTTCGCACGGAGACATGGGCCAACGAGATGATTGCGATTGCCGATGCTAACGACTCGTTGGAGGACGTTAATCGGTCCAAGCTGCGGATCGACACTCGGAAGTGGCTGATGGGTGCTGACAATCGTAAACAGTACGGTGAGGTCAAGACTATTGACGTTGGTGGTCAGATCAGTATCCTGGGTGCGTTGGCCGCTGCCGACAGCCGGGTGATCGACCTAGCTGACATAGAAGATGTAACTCCAAGGATCGAGGACTGATGCAGAAGCCTATATATAGTGGTGAGGAGGAGCAGACTCTCATGTCGAAGCTGTGGAGTCCTCAGATCAAGGATGACCCTGAGAGCTTCGTGCTGTTCACCTTCCCCTGGGGCATGGAGAACACACCGCTGGCTAACTTCAAGGGGCCGCGCAGGTGGCAGCGCAGGGTGCTGCGTGAGATCACGACCCACATCAAGAACAACAAGGGTGTGCTGGACATGGAGGCGCTGCGCATAGCCGTGTCATCTGGCCGGGGGATAGGTAAGTCGGCACTGGTGGCGTGGCTGATACTGTGGATGCTGAGTACCAGGATAGGCAGTACCGTCATCGTATCGGCTAACAGCGAGAACCAGCTTCGCACGGTGACATGGGGTGAGTTGACTAAGTGGGCCACGATGGCCGTCAACTCGCACTGGTGGGAGGTGAGTGCTACGAAGCTGGTACCGGCCACGTGGCTGACTGACCTAGTGGAGCGTGACCTCAGGAAGGGCACCCGGTACTGGGCAGCCGAGGGTAAGCTGTGGAGCGAGGAGAACCCAGACGCCTATGCGGGTGTCCACAACCATGACGGCATGATGGTGATCTTTGACGAGGCGAGTGGCATACCTGATGGCATCTGGAGCGTGGCGGCGGGGTTCTTTACAGAGAAGATATTGGACAGGTACTGGCTGGCGTTCTCCAACCCACGGCGTAACACCGGGTACTTCTTTGAGACGTTCCACGGCAAGCGGGCGTTTTGGAACGGGCAGATGATTGATGCCCGGACGGTAGAGGGAACCGATCAGGCTGTGTACAACCAGATCATTGCTGAGTATGGGGACGACTCGCGTGAGGCGCGGGTAGAGGTCTATGGTGAGTTCCCGGCCACGGGTGAGGACCAGTTCATATCGCCCACGCTGGTCGAGGATGCGTTCAAACGGCCGAAATATAAGGACATGACTGCGCCTATCGTTATCGGCGTTGACCCGGCGCGTGGTGGCATGGACAGCACCGTGATCTGTGTTCGCCAGGGGCGTGACATCATTGCGATCAAACGATACAAGGGTGAGGATACCATGTCCGTGGTGGGCCACGTCATCGACGCCATCGAGGAGTACAAGCCCCTGTTGACCGTGATCGACGAGGGTGGACTGGGCTACGGGATACTTGACAGGTTGACTGAACAGCGGTACAAGGTGCGGGGTGTGAACTTCGGCTGGAAGGCGAAAAGCCCCATAATGTGGCAAAATAAACGTGCTGAGATGTGGGGCGCAATGAAGGATTGGCTTAAGACGGCCAGTGTTTCGGCAGATCGACAGTTGAAGGCCGATTTGGTTGGCCCCATGCGAAAAACAAACTCGGCAGGTGCCATTTTGCTGGAGAGTAAGAAGGAAATGAAGGCTCGAGGGCTGGCGTCACCTGATGCGGCAGACGCGCTTTGTGTAACTTTTGCCTTTCCTGTGGCGCATCGTGACTATAATGCGAAAACTGAACGCCGTGTAAACGCGCAATCCGGCAGCGCAGCAACATCATGGATGGGGTCTTAAATGAAGAAGACGGTTTCACTATCTGTTGGACGTGGCGAGAAGCTGCCCATATCCAAGGGCGCTGGTTTGACTGCCAAAGGCAGAGAGAAGTACAATGCCGCAACTGGCTCTAATCTTAAACCGCCAGCCCCAAACCCTAAGACCAAGGCAGACCAAGGCCGCAAGGATTCATTTTGCGCTAGGATGGGTGCTGTAGCTGCTAATGCGAAAGATGGCGAACGTGCCAAAGCTGCTCTTAAACGATGGAAGTGCTAATCATGGCTACAAAACCTGGTCTTTACGCTAATATTCACGCTAAACAGGCACGTATCGCCGCTGGCTCTAAAGAGAAGATGCGTAAGCCTGGCACTGAGGGCGCACCTACTGCCAAGGCATTCAAAGAGTCTGCCAAGACTGCAAAAAAGGGTAAATAATGCCACTCGTCAAATCCAAAAGCCCCGCAGCATTTCGCAAGAATGTTGCTGCTGAAGTAAAAAGTGGCAAACCCGTCAAGCAGGCCGTAGCAATCGCCTATTCGGTGAAGCGTGAAGCTGCCAAACCAATGAAAAAGAAATAACATGGCTGACGTAACAGGCATCGTAGCCGCCGCAGCCGTTGCTGTTGGCGGTTCATCCAAAGACAAGAGCAACGCTGATGTGCTGGCTACCGCCCGTGCCCGGCTGGACTTGGCTATGTCGGCACTGTCTGAGTCCCGTGAGGACGAGATTGACGATTTGAAGTTCTACGCTGGCTCCCCTGACAACCACTGGCAGTGGCCCTCAGATGTCTTGGCAACTCGTGGTGCTGTGCAGGGCCAGACCATCAACGCCCGGCCCTGTTTGACCATCAACAAGTTGCCACAGCATGTGCGCCAAGTCACCAACGACCAGCGGCAAAACCGTCCTGGCGCTAAGGTTATTCCGGTAGACGACAAGGCTGATGTCGAGATTGCTGACATTTTTAACGGCATGATCCGGCACATTGAGTACATCTCTGACGCTGACGTGGCCTATGACACCGCTTGCGAGAACCAGGTGTCCTACGGTGAAGGTTACGTTCGTCTGTTGACCGAGTATTGCGACGACAACACGTTTGACCAAGACATCAAGATTGGCCGGGTGCGTAACAGCTTCTCCGTCTACATGGACCCCACGATCCAAGACCCTACGGGTGCAGATATGAAGTGGTGTTTTATTACAGAAGACCTAGCAAAGGCTGAATATGCCCGTTTGTACCCTGACGCAGCGCCTATCACGACTCTCCAGTCTCTGGGTGTTGGTGACCAGTCTATCTCTAATTGGCTCAATGAAGACACGATTCGCATTGCTGATTACTACTACGTTGACTATGACCGCGCCACGCTGAACCTGTATCCGGGCAATGCCACAGCATTCGTGGGCACACCAGAAGACAAGCAACTCAAGGCGTTTTACGGCAAGCCGCTAAAGTCGCGTGAGTCTGACCGTCCAAAGGTCAAGTATTGCAAGATCAACGGTTACGAGATTCTTGAAGAACGCGAATGGGCTGGCAAGTGGATTCCAGTGATTCGGATTGTTGGCAATGAGTTTGAAGTCGATGGCCGTCTGTACGTTTCTGGCCTAGTTCGTAACGCCAAAGATGCCCAGCGCATGTACAACTATTGGGTTTCACAGGAAGCCGAGATGTTGGCATTGGCACCCAAAGCGCCATTTATTGGCTATGGTGGTCAGTTTGAAGGTTACGAGAACCAGTGGAAAACCGCCAACACGACCAACTGGCCGTATCTGGAGGTCAATCCGGACGTTACAGACGGCCAAGGCGCTGTTCTGCCACTACCCCAGCGTGCCCAGCCCCCAATGGCCTCCAGTGGGCTGTTACAGGCCAAGGCTGGTGCTTCTGAGGACATCAAGTCCACAACAGGCCAGTACAACGCTTCTCTGGGCATGGGAAGCAACGAACGCTCAGGAAAAGCCATTCTTGCGCGTCAGCGCGAGGGCGATGTCGGCACATATCATTATGGTGACAACCTGGCCCGTGGCGTCCGTCACATTGCCCGCCAACTTGTGGACCTGATTCCCAAGATTTACGATACCCAGCGTATTGCCCGGATCATTGGTGAAGATGGTGAGACAAAAATGGTCAAGATTAACCCTGACCAAGCTGAACCAGTCAATAAGATTGTGGATCAGCAGGGTGTCGTGCTTGAGAAAATCTACAACCCGGGCGTTGGTAAGTACGATGTTGTGGCTACCACCGGCCCAGGCTACGCTACCAAGCGTCAAGAGGCTCTGGAGGCGATGGCCCAATTGCTGCAAGGCAACCCACAGTTGTGGCAAGTTGCCGGTGACCTGTTCGTCAAGAACATGGACTGGCCGGGCGCCCAGGAGATGGCTAAACGCTTTGCCAAGACCATTGATCCCAAGCTGATGTCTGATGGCGAAGACAATCCTGAGTTGCAGGCTGCACAGCAGCAGATGCAGGCGATGGGTCAAGAGATGGAGCAGATGCACCAGATGATCCAGAACGTGGGCAAGTCCATTGAGGTGCAAGAGCAGCGCCGCAAGGACTACGAGGCCGAGATTAAGGCATACCAAGCTGAAACCCAGCGTATCTCCGCAGTGCAGGCCGGCATGACCGAGCAGCAGATTCAAGACATTGCGATGGGCGTGGTTGCTGCTGCGATGGAGTCGAATGATCAAATTGGCGGTATTCCTGAGATGCGTGAAGCACAAGGAATGCAACCTGAACAACCTGGTGAAATGCCACCGCAAGAAATGCCAATGGAAGGAATGCAACAATGAAAGCTGCCGATTTCGTAGGAACACTGTTCCTAGCCCGTGATGTGGCTCACTCTGTTCACCTGAACACTCGCAGCTTCAGTAAGCACATGGCCCTGAACACGTTTTATGATGAAATCGTAGAACTGGCTGATGGGTTTGCCGAAGCCTACCAAGGGCGTAATGGTCTGATGGGTCCGATCAGCCTGATGTCGGCCAAAAAAACCAACAACATCACTGAGTTTCTTCAAGACCAACTTGATGAAATTGAGAAATGCCGTTACGAGGTGGCACCTAAAACAGACACACCCTTGCAAAATCTGATTGATGGTATTATTGAGTTGTACCTGTCAACTCTGTACAAATTGAGGTTCCTAGCATGAGTACACCATTTGTTTCACAAACGCAGTACGGCAAAAATGAGCAGTTTGACCTGCAAGTTGCACGCCTTCAAATTCCAGGTCATGAAGTAGCCAATGTTTTTGGTTACTCAACAGCAACCCCAAGTTCAGGGTTTATTGCTGCTTGGGAAAACAACACAGCGTATGCTTTTCCCACTGTGGCATCAACCATGCTGGTTACCAGTAGTTCTGCGTCTGATACGGCTGTCACTGTATTAATTAACGGTTTAGATGCCAGCTATGGGCGTATTAGTGAGTCTGTCACGTTGACAGGAACTGATGCTGTTACAACCACCAAATCATTTTTCCGCATTATCAATGTTGTGACTACCGCTGGAAACGCTGTTGGAACCATCTACGTAAAAAATGCTGGTGGTACAACTTACGCTCAAATTACTATTGGCAGTGGCCGCACCAATATGTCGGTGTACACAGTTCCTGCTGGTTACACTGCATACTGGACACAGTTTGATGCTTTTTCGTCTACCTCAGTAACGTCTGGTGTGTATGCTACTTTCCGGGCACTGCTTACCAGTTCAACGGGTGTCAACAACGTAACGTTGACTATTCCGTTTCTTAACGACTTTAGTGTTACTCGCCCTTATCCAGTTGGTTACCCTGAAAAAACTGATGTTCAATGGCAATGCAAGTCAAGTGGTGCAGGTCTAGGCATTGCAGTTATTGCGATTGGTGTGCTGGTTAAGAATGAAACAGGGTATTAATCATGGCACTTTACAAACAAGGCAATGCCGATTCACAAGTTAAAATTGGTGCAGGTAAGCTGTACGGAGTTTTTGTTTCCAGCACATCCAGTGGTACTTTTGCTCTGTACGATACTGCTACCAGCAGCACATCTAACGGTAAAATATGCAGCACTGTGACCCCTACAGCCGGTGGTCAGTACATTAGTTTTCCGGCAGGTATTTGGTTTAGCAATGGTCTGTTTATCGACATTGCATCAACTATCGAGTACACCGTAGTTTACGAATAAGGACAAAAAATGGCTGTTAATCTTTCAGCATTCGGTGGTGTCGGTTGGCAATTTTTTGACAACAATGGTGTTCCCCTTGTTGGTGGAAAAATTTACTCATATGCTGCTGGTACTACAACCCCACAAGCCACTTATACCAGTTCATCTGGAGTCACTGCGCACACCAACCCAATCATTCTCAATGCTGGTGGTCGTGTGCCTAATGGCGAGATTTGGCTAAGTGTTGCAACTATTTATAAATTTACTCTTAACACATCAACCGATGTTTTAATTGCTACTTACGATAATGTTGCAAGTTCTGGTGGTGGGGGTAACAACATAGATAATTTTGTTGGCACAGGTAGTCAAGTTGCTTTTACACTGACTGTTTCACCATTTAATGAGAACACTACTTTGGTTTATATCAACGGTGTATATCAGCAAAAAAATACGTATTCTTTGGTGTCAGGTAATATTTTGACTTTTAGCCAAGCACCACCATTCACATCCACAATTGAAGTAACGTATTACTAATGTCCAATAGTAAAGTATCTGCATTAACTTCTGCTACCACGCCATTGGCGGGTACGGAGGTTTTGCCGATTGTGCAAGGTAGCACTACTGTAAAAGTGTCTGTTGCAAACTTGACTGCTGGTCGTCCGGTTGCTATGGCTGGTGGTTCGTTTACCGACAACATTACGCAAAGCACAGCAGCCAAAGGCATTAACTTCACCGCCAACACTCCAGCAGCAGGGATGACGAGTCAGTTGCTGAATGCGTATGAGGAGGGGACTTGGACTCCAAATCAAGGTGCTGGCCTTACTGTTGTTGGCGCGTTTAGTTCATCTGGAACATATACCAGAATTGGTAGACAGGTAACAGTCACCGCATCGTTAACTGGGTCAACATCAATAGCCGCTGGGGCACAAGTAATCATTGTCACAAACTTACCGTTTACGTGTGTTGAAGTGGGAACAGGTGTTGCAATAAATTCAACTGTTAATGCAACAGGAACTGTTTTAACTTCTGCGGCAAATATATATTCTGCAACCGGAATTTCGGCAACAGGGACAATATATTTTTCTGTTACTTATCCTGTTTAAAGGAAAACCATGAGTCTTACTAAAGTTTCTTTTTCGTTAATAAACGGTGCGCCATCAAATATTCTTGATTTTGGTGCTATTTTAAATGACACATCAAAAGGCGCGGTAAACAGTGCCGCGCTTGCGCTTGCTTACGCAGCCAACCCAAACGTAATCATCCCCGCTGGAACGCTTACTTTAGCAACAAATACGCCGTTGCCTAACAATTTGAAATTATGTGGGCAGGGAGCTGAAGTTACTTTTGTTCAAGCCGTAGAAGACATGTTTGTATTGACTGCCGTAACAGCAGGCGCAACAGCACCAATGTTTAAAGACATAACATTTAAAAATATAACAACAAACGGTAAATTATTTACATATAACACAGGCTCTGACGTATCTGCAATTAGATTTGAAAGATGTAATTTTGATACTGCTGCATATCATATTTATTCATACGATTTATGTGTCGGTCATTCATTTGACTCATGCCGTTTCGTAGGGGCTACTTCCGCCAGCCGTTTTTACAAAGGACTATGGGCGCATTGTGAAATTAAATGCTATACATGGTATTGTTATAACGGTTTACAAGTAAGTGGTTCAAGCAGTTCAACTTGCTCTATTCTTGGCAGTGTTTTTGAATACAACACTAACGTCAGCGTGGTTCTTGCGGCCAATAATGGCGATATTCTTGGCTGGACTTTTGTTGGTTGTCATTTTGAAGGAAACGGTAGCACAGCCGGTGCCCCCGATGTGTTACTTCAAACAATAACGGCAAATAGAATTCGATCAATCATGTTTGAAGATTGCGGGTGGTTTGCCCCTGATTCAAAGAGTGTTGTACGAGTTCAATCAATCGCCGG